TACCGTAATCGTAGTTCCAGAACCTCCGGTCCCATAAGTATTAGCACTTAGTGATCCATTTAGAGTTGTAGTTTGTGGACTTGAAGCTGTTCCACCCCATTGAGAAATACCAAAACCATATACTCCAACCTGATCAGGTGGTCCTACATGGTAATATCGGTAATAAGTTATACCTCCAGAAGTAGATGCTCCCGCTCCACCTTCATTACCATCCATTGTAATAGTAAGCGTTGTAGTTGTTGGTACACTTGTTACCATAAATTTTTTATCACAAAAATCAGATGATCCAAAATTAGAACCTGTAATAGCACTAAATGTAGAAGCATCACCAAATAATATTATATCTCCCGCTTGAAAATTATGCGCAGAAGAAAAAGTTAAAGTGACCTCTGGGTCTCCATTGGAAGTGCTAAATGCACTTGTAATAGCTGTACCTGATGGATTAGTTAGAGGATGAATATCATAATAAACTCCTCCAGAATATACATATAAAATTCTATTAGTACCTATTGCAGCGTACTTAATACCTGTTTTATTAACCATATGATGCAATCCTCTTGCAGCACCAGTTAATTTACTATCTCCTAATTGAGACCAACCACCTATTTTTTCAGGTGTACCATATCTAAAACGTACATTCTCACCGCCAGTCCATTGAGACTCAGCGCCTGTTGATGTAACTTGTTTGTTGAATCCTGGTAAAAAGCCTAACTTTTGTAGCATATTATTCCTAGTTTAATACTACACCTTACTGGAATATTTATAAAAATCAACGTATTATTGAAACTTGGGGCCACTGACCCAAACACTTAAAGTTTTCCTTGTACCTCTGATGACTGGTTTAACTTTATGTAATAAAAAAGATGGAAATATAATCATATTTCCTGGTATTTCTATTTCTGAAATTTCAGATTCTTTCCCTGTGTATATACAAAAGGTACCCCCATCATATGTTTCTGTCGATAGATTTAAAATAGCAGTTAATTTTATATCCGATGCTGGGTTTTGATATACCATATCAAGATGATAATCATATCGTCCCTGGTTTTCATGAGAGTAAGAATTGTAATTCATATGGTGTTTTTCAAGATAAATATTATAACCAAAGTTATTTTTATTTGCTTCTACAATACTATCGGTCATCCTACCTAGTAGTTCTATTTTAGAAGAATCTATAATTTTAACATCAGCTGTTTTAACCACATCTTCAGCAGGCACATCTCTTGAAGAAGATATAATATTTTGTAATATTTCGTTATTTAAGATATCTACTTCTTTCTCAGAATAAAGTTTTTCAAATTTCCAATACAAGAATCTTTCTTTATTCATTATTTACCTTTAAACCAGGATGGTAATCCCAAATGTTTTCTCCTATCAAATTTTTCAGCTCTAGCATTTGGTTCACTTTTGTTATTATAATGCAAAAATACTTGGCCGTTGTTTTCACCTTCAAAAGGTTCTCGCCAATGTTCTAATTCACAACCGGAATAAATTAACATATCACCTGGTTCTAAATCTACTTTTACACCAGCGCTATTAGATGGAACATACTCTTGAATTTTGTGAACCCCTGTGTGTGGTCCTTGAGTGTGTCCTTCATTTTGATTTGGGTTAATAAATATCGGCCAAGGGTCTCCACCCAAATTCATTGTGGTAGATATACTACACGCTTCTCTGTCTTTATGTCTTTTTAAAATATCTCCTTTTTTGTATATTCTACAATAAGAATAGGTTGGTAACAAAACTAAATCTGTTTCTTTTTCCATTAATGATCTTAAATCTTCTAACAAAGTTTCCATAACTATATCTGAATAGTGTGAATATGTTTCAGGAACTTGAGCATCATTCCAAACTCCAAAGTATTCTGTATATGGAGACAGAAAATTTTCGTCAAACATTGTTCTTGCTACTTTTCTTTTTAAGGAAATATATTCATAAAGAAAGTTAGCCAGTTCTTTTGATATAGCTTCTCTTTTAATAGTATATTTGTTTTCTTTAAAAGACATTAGTCTACCACCTTTATTTTTAATTTAGATACACCCCCACAAGATATTGTCCCATTGGGGTATATATTTGCAGCTATAGTAATTCTTGGTTTTTGGTCCGTGTTCTTTGTTGCGTAATGCATTATTGATGGAGGAAAAACCACATACTTACCTGGTTCAGTATCCTCTACATGTTTTAAATATAAATCTCCATTATTTACATTGTCACTAGATAGAGGTTGTAAATTAGAGTTTTTAAAATACGGGTTCTCAACATACCATACAGTTTTATCATTTGATATGCCAGAGGCATAATAGTTAGAACTCATAAAACAATTAGGGTGTTGATGTGAATGAAAAGATTGATTTGTTTTATTTAGATTAGCCCAAGAGCTTACTATTTTTAATTCATCACAAGTTAGTTTCATATCTTCTTTAACTTTATTTAAACAATCATGAAACCAAGAAAATATATTTTTAAACTGTGTTAACGAATGTAAATCTATTCCTGTTCCATCTTCTTTCATACCTGACCACATCATATTATTAGGATTTTCATTATATTCAAGCTTTAAGAGTTCTTGATATACTTGGTCTATTTTATTTTTATCATAATAAAATCTATAGATAGGAAATCCTAAAGCATATACCTTATCAAACATATGGTTGTCCTAAATTCCAGGCTACCAAACTATATCTAGTGCCTTCTGTTACAGGTTTTACTCTGTGCCAAACAAAAGAAGGAAACACTACCATGGACCCTTTATTTTTAAGTTCTTTACAAATAACTATTTTTGGTTTTTCTTGATATCTTAAATCAAACTCAAGGTCTCCACCCACATACTCAGATGAATTAGATAAGGCAACTATTGCGGATAGCTTTCTAATTAAACCTTTTCTCCAAGGGGGGTCTTTATAAGGCTCGATCCATGAATCACAATGCCAATCATAATGTTGATTAAGTCCGTATTTTGTGAACTGACAACTTTCTGAATCTGACCATTCAAAGTTCCACTCAGCATTTTTATTTGCTTGATTGATAAATGGATGTATTTCTTTAAATATCCAAGGCTCTGTTAAAAAAGAAACCTTTGAGTCCCGTAGTTTTTTTAAATCTTTTTCTTGCTCGGAAGAAAGTTTTTCTATACCTTGAAAATTACCGGTGATAGCTAGTTGAGAGTTTTGACTTATGCCATATTTTACAATGTCATCACATATTCTAGAAGGTATTATAGAATCAAACCACCAATAATAATTTTTTAAATTCATATATATCTTTATAAAATATTTATAACTTAGTTATATATTAAAGTAAAGAGGAATAAAAAGAATTGATCTAGATCAATTCATTTTTTTACAAAGTTGTATGCAAAAACTATTCTTCTACAGTCCGCGGTTTTAATATCAACACTGTGCATAACATGACTTCTCCATATAATTAACTGTCCACTTTTAGCAGGATATTTCATAACTCTATGTGTAAAATCATTGGTATCAATTTTTTTTTTCGCCTGATTATTTAATGGGTTCATCATATCATCGACAGGGTTATGAAAAGTTAAACTAACATCTTGTTCATATCCTTCTAAAAAAAATAACGCAGTAAAAACACAACCAGGATGATTGTGTGCCGGTTGGTAACTACCAACTTTATAATCTAATAGCCAAGAATCGTTGCATTCATACTTGTCTTGATACAAATGCGCATCTATATATTTTTTAAGTTCGTCATTAACCCAAGTGTTTAACGCTCGAAATTTTTCATTAGAATGAGGTTCTTCATAACAAAAACCATGGTCTTCATATTTATATGAAGATATTATTTCTTTATATTTATCTTGTATTTCATTAATAAATGGACAATCACTTGTTCCAAAAACTGTTGGGAAACATAAATTTATTTTCATTCTTCAAACTTTCTTATTGAAATTATAGGAAACCACTCTTTTTCTATACTATAAAAGAAAAAAACCTGTGTTAGTCTTTCAGTATTAATGGGATGTAAATTTGCACCATGATATATTTTAGCATCATATATAACAGCCCTATTATATAAACCTTCTACTTCCACAGTTTTTTTAAAATGTTTATTGTTATTATTTCTTGCTTCTTCAAACTCTTCTTCTGTAAAATTATCTTTATTATGTATTTCAGACCCAATAAACTTTTCTTTACCAAACGTCTTGGATTTATAAAAGTTAGTGCCAGAAATATTATCTTTGTCTAAATAAATAAGTGCAGCCATCAAACATTTATCTGTATGTATCCATCCTTCATTAGATATATTTTTAATTCCAGGTGTTTTTTGAAAGCAAGTATTACAAACATGGTGTGTTTCATCTTTATAAAAAGCACGTAATATTTTTTGACTAGACCATTCAAAATAACCTTTATCAACTTCATGTAAAGGTTTACTTCTTAAACCATACCAATAATCTCCTTTTTGTCTTGGGTGGTATTGTAAAGAATTTGCGAAACTTACAATTCTATCAGGTTCGTCAAAAAAATTATCAATAATAGTTATTGGAAAGTGCATATAAAAATTATTCTTTCTTC